TGGCTTTTAGCATTAAACAAAATGACACCTCCCCGTCTCTACAGGCAACCCTGAAGGACGCCTCTTTAACTCCCGTCAATATCACTGGTGCTACTGTAATGTTCCACATGAAGTCTGTAGATGGCACTGTCAAGGTAGATCAACAGATGACTATTGTAGATGGTCCGGGTGGTGTCGTTCAATATGATTGGCAGGCTGGTGATACTGACACTGTAGGCACTTACTACGTTGAGTTTGAAGTAACCTACACAGACAGTTCTATCGAAACCTTCCCTAACAATGGCAACAAGGTTGTATCTGTAGTTAAGGAGCTAAACTAATGACTTGGGCAAAACAGTTATTTAAGGACAGCCCCTTATCTATTGCACAAGGTGAGGTTGACGGTCATAGCTCAATTCACAAATTTGGCGCTGTACCCACTATGTCGAATAACAACTCCGGCACTGTTTGGGATGTAAACGACACAGATTATCCTTGGTCGTCTTGGGATACTCCCGGTACTATTCAAATACCCGCTGTCGCTACAGATGATGGCCTTTCTATTACCATCGAGGGTCTTGATGAAAACTTTGAGATCCAGACCGCAACTGCAGTTATTTCAAGCACTGTAGCTACCCCAGTCGTAGGCACTTGGTCTAGGGTTTATCGAGCCTACTGCACCAATGCTTCTAATGTCGGTGCCATTCCTATTCAGAAGGGTGGTGTTACAGTAGCTAATATTATTGCAGGTAAGGCTCAAACCCTAATGGCTGTTTATACAGTTCCGGCCAATACCACTGGCTATCTTATGAAGGGTACTTGCACTTGTGGCGCTAGTGCTGATGCCACTGGTGATATGTATGTTCGTTACGACGGTCAACCTAACTTCCGCATTGGTCATTCCTTTGAGGTTTCTGGTACTGGTGGCGAATATACCTACGAGTTCTCAGTTCCTATACGACTACCAGCTAAAACTGACATTGATGTTAGGGCGGCTGTCAGGACTAACAATGCTAGAGTAACAGCAGCTTTTGATCTTATTCTCGTAAAGGACGGTTATGAACATGTTTGACCCCGATAATCTACCTACAGAAGACGAAATCAATAAAGCTGATAAGCCTTTGAATAAACCTTTCCGTTTACCTAAAGGCTCCTCGAAGAAGTTTGGGGTTTACGTCAAGGACGGGGACAAGACTAAGAAGGTCACTTTCGGTGATCCTAACATGGAAATTCGTAGGGATGATCCAAAGGCACGGGCTAATTTCCGTAGTCGTCATTCCTGCGACACAGCCACAGATAAAACCTCTGCTCGTTATTGGTCTTGTCGTATGTGGGAGAAAGGAACTTCGGTGGGACAAATGACTAAGATTGAAGGTCAGATCCTTAAAGCTGATGATGAACAGCGTATGGTTTATGGCTGGGCCTCTGTAATTACAGAAAAGGGTGAGCCTGTAGTAGACCGCCAAGGCGATATGATTGAAGCTGAAACGCTCGTCAAAGCCGTTAATGATTTTATGGAACATGTGCGTGTCGGTAAGACTATGCACGTTGGAGAGCAAACGGGTGTAATTGTCCACTCTATGCCCATCACTAAAGAAATTGGTGAAGCTCTCGGTGTTCACTCTGACCGCGAAGGTTGGATTGTCGCATACAAGGTATACGATGATGCAGTCTGGGAAATGGTGAAGAGTGGTGAACTTGCGGCCTTTTCTATTGGGGGCCGTGCTATGAAACAGGAGATTGACTAATGCCAACGCTTCTGAAGAACCTCATGCTTGAAGAACTGTCTTTGGTAGACCGTCCTGCTAATGCACAGGCGATGGTCAGTCTCTTTAAGCGTGACGACTCCCAAGAGGAAGTTAACAAGATGACAGAAGAAATGGAAGCCAAAGTAAAGGCGTACATGGAAGAAAAAGGTTGTGGTCGTGACGAGGCGATGAAAGCCCTGAACTACAACATGGAAAAAGCAGATGAAGCTGAAGAACTGGCTGCTGAGGAAGTTACCGAAGAGGTTACTGAAAAAGCAGATGAGGTTGAGGTTGCAGAAGAGGTCCAAGTAGACGTTGAAGCACTGAAAGCCGAGAACGAGTTTCTTCGCAAAGGTCTGATTGAAAACGGTTTCGTTATCAAAGCAGAGGCTATCGAAAAGAAAGCTGAAGTAGAGATGATTGAAGTCGAGGGTGAGATGGTCGTTAAGTCGGACATCCCTGCCCCTGTTCTGAAAGCACTCGAAGCTGCTGCTGTAGAGAAAGCTGATATTGAACTGACCAAGCGTGCTGGTGAAACCCTGCCGCATTTTGACATCAATGCTGCCAAAGCTCTGGTTAAATCGTTTGGTGACGATGAAGCCGTTATGGCCGCACTGTTGGCTGCTGACAAATCGTTTGAAGCAGCTATGCAAGAATTTGGTAAGTCGGACGTTGATGGTGAGTTTGCTACCGCAGCCGACAAGCTGGATGCTATAGTAAAGTCTTACATGGACGAAAACAAACTGAAAAAGAGTGACTATGCTAAGGCTTATGCTGCTGTAGCTAAGACCGACGAAGGCAAAGCTCTTATCATCAAATCCTATAAAGGAGAATAACAATGGCTGTAATGCAGAGCCGTGATAATCGCACTGAAATCGCTGGCGCAGACTTGTCGTCGGCACAATGGAAATTTGTAACTCTGGAAGCTGGTGGCAATGTCATCGTGGCAGACGCAGCGGGTGAGCAAGCCTATGGCGTGTGCATCGTTCCTGCCGCTTCGGGTAAGCCTGTGACTGTAGTTCGCAGCGGCCAAGTTATGGTAGAAGCTGGTGGCACTATTGCTGCTGGTGCTGCTGTACAGACTGGCGCTGACGGTACTGCCTTGGCTGCTGCCTCGGGCGACGTTGTAATGGGTTACGCAAAAGAAGCTGGTGTTGACGGTCAGATCATTCGTATCGAACTGATCACTGGCGGCAATGTTGTTGCCTAATAACCAGCATTAAAGAAAAGGATTTATAATATGCCTATGCTGACTCCCTCCGCAGTGCATATCGACCAGCCGTTGACCAACCTGACGCTGGCTTATGTACAAGACCAATCGAACTTTATTGCTGACAAAGTGTTCCCCACCGTTGGTGTGGCTCGCCAGTCGGACAAATACTACATCTACGACCGCGCAGGTATGAACCGTGCAGGTGAGCGCCAGCCTCTGGCCCCCCGCACCGAAGTTCAGCGCATCGGGATGGCAATCTCGAACGACAGCTACTACACCGACGTGTTCGGTCTGGGTATGGACTTCGACGAGCAGACTTTGGCTAACGAAGATGCTGCTCTGGAAATCCGTGCTGCTGGCGCTCAGACGCTGATGACCAACCTGCTAATCGACCGTGAAATCGACTTCGCAAACACCTTCTTTGCTGCTGGTGTCTGGAACTCGGAAACCACTCCGTCGAACCTGTGGTCGGACTACACCAACGCAACTCCGATTGTAGATGTGACGAACGCTCGTCGCACCATGCAGTTGAAGTCGGGTGGCTACAAGCCCAACACCATGATCGTTGGTAAAGAAGTTCGTGACATCCTGATCAACCATCCTGACATTCTGGCCCGCCTGAACGGTGGCGCTACTGTGACCAACACCGCAAAGATCTCGGACGCTAAACTGGCTGAAATCTTTGAAGTTGAGAACTTCTATGTCATGGAAGCTGTGCAGAACACTGCTAAAGAAGGTCTGGCCGAAAGCAACGCCTTCATTGGTGGTAAGCACGCTCTGCTGGTCCACACCCCCTCGTCGGCTGGTCTGATGACCCCTGCCGCTGGTCTGACCTTTGCATGGAACAACATGCCCGGTGTTCAGAACTTGGGTATCACTGTGGAAACCTTCTCGGACGATGCTCTGCGTCGTGTGGGTGTTGCACAGCACATGCAAGCCAAGATGGCCTACGACATGAAAGTTGTTGGTGCAGATCTGGGCTACTTCTTCGACACTGTTATCGCCTAATAGTGTTTACTATCGGGGGGCTGCTTAGGTGGCTCCCCACCCCGACATAAGGAACCCCGACATGACACACCCTTCTTACCTCGGCTGGCAGATTGATTGGCCAGTGTTTGTAAAAGTTCCCTTTCAGGACTACAAGCAAGGTGATCACTTCGATTGGGTATCTAAAGATGTAGACCCCCTTCGTGTAGCCCAGCTTTATTCTATTGGGCAGATCTACCACAATAAAGAACTAGAGAAACAAGTTAAAGTTGGTGACCGTCTAGAAGAAATGGATGGTGGTCAATTAGAAACTCTAGTCCGAGCACTTAATGTTGAAGTCAAGGCTCGTACAAATTCTACTAGCGAATACACATCTAAGAAGTGCAAGCAGTCTAAGATCGACAGCAAACAACGTGCCCTTCTTCGTAGTTTCCTTCGCAATAACCGTTGGGTTGAAGAGAAGTTCTTTGAGATCCGCGACAGTATTCTAGACTAACTTAAAAGGACGACCAAATGGCATGGAGTTATGATCCAACCAACTTGACGACTGACACCGCCTCTGGTCGTCTTAATACTGTTAGACTACTACTGGGTGATACGGATACCCTAGACCAACAAACTCAAGATGAAGAGGTTCTATTCTCTTTGTCACAGTCTGGTAACAATGTCTACTCCGCTGCTGCGTGGTTGGCAAGAACCCTGTCTTCTCAATATGCTCGTCGTGTTGATATGCAGCTAGACGGTGCCTTAAAGGCCAGCTACTCAGACCTTAGCAAGCAATACAAAGCACTAGCTGAAAGTCTAGAGTATCAAGCTAAGAAGGCTGGTGTTGCTATTGGTGTAGTTGCTGGTGGTCTTACTAAGTCCAGCATTGAAGCTGTTCGTGCAGACACCAATCGTATCGAAGGTAGCTTCCGCCGGGACCGCTTCCATAATCCTCCGAGTTACGAGACACCTGAATACGAATAAAGGGGACTTCCATGTACTTTCGATCCTCTGACTTTCTTCGGCTCGTAAGAGATTTC